AACAAATGCAGACTTGATTTGAGATTTAGTTGCGTCTTCTTTAACTTCAAATTCACTATCTTGAGAGAGTGCAGTTGAAGACATACCAAAATATGCATCATAACCAGAGTTAGTAATAGTAAAACTCTTCAATTTCTTCCAATCATTTTGAATCTTTGTATAATCTTCATCACAAGAATTGTGATATAGATTAATAAAACGATTTACATTGCGACCTTCAAGTACACGAATACCAATAAAGTTAGTGGAGGAAAATTTGTTCTTTAAATTATTAAGAAGAACATCGGTAAACTCATGATATCCAGAACCAAATTTATAAGTAGATCCAAGTTTACGATCACGAAGAAATGTACTTTGAGGGCTAACATATCCAACACCAATAAAAGGATCTTTTTCCCAATTACGCTTTACTTCTTTATGATAAACAAGTTGATTTGCTTCACCATCAGTCAAAACAATACATTGAACCTTTTGAAGTTTGTTTTCTTTTTGAAATTTGGGAAGAATTTGATGAAGTGCAATCAATGATTCATTTAAAGGAGTACCAGAGAGACTCAAACGAGGAGGATATGTATATGCACAACGATAAGAATTTTTAAAGCATGAAGCAAGACGCCAAATATTCAACATTTGTCGTTCCAATTCTTTACCAGAAACTTTACTGGTAAGGATATTCATCATAGAAAAAGTTTCATCTACACAAAGCAAGCCCTCTTTTTTCTGGTAATGAGGAGTACGATCTGCGGCACTATAGCGACCAGTTTCATAATCATATTCCCCACGACGCCATTCATTTGTAAAGGCATAAACATCAAAAGGAATAGAAACTTTTTTACAAAACCACACAAGATTAAAGAGTTGTTTACATGTATCCACTATTACATCAGCCATAGAACCACTCCAATCCAGTACAAATACCAGACCATGATTTTTACCGTCAGGAATCACAGAAACCTTCTTAAATAGATCTTCATTATACTTGTAGGTATGAAGACGAGCAGTATCGAGAATACCAGTGCGAGCAGTTGAAGCACGAGCATACTGATCCGCAGCTTTACGACACTCAAACTCTTTCACAAGATAATTGACTTCTTTTTGAGCAGAAAACTTAAACTTGTTAAACTCAATATCAACATCTCTGTAGAGATTTATGGAAGAATATCCAGATGCTTGAGCATGTTCTTGATGAATTTTTTGTTGATGACAAAAAGATTCGCTAATATCTTTATGAACATCATAATTTTTACCAATAATAGTTTCAAGATTTACTTTAGGAATTTCAACGTAAACATTATCGTATCCGTCATCATTTACAAGATCCCGAATTTTATCTTCAAATGAATCTGCGGTACGAATTTCAGGTTCACTTTCTTCACTAGTATTATTTACTGAAGTCTGATCACCTTGGGCAGTCCCACCATTACCTTCCTTTTCTTGAGGTTGAGAATTATCACTTTCACCGTCTTGTTCAGAAGATGAGTCATTAGTCTCTACAATTTCATTAGCGGGTGACTGAGAATCTCCTTGTTGATCATGAGAATCAAAATCAGCAACTTTTTGCTGTTGTTCTTTTTCTTTTTTACAATATTTGTAAAGTTCTTCTGCAGCAATTAAGGTATCTGCAAAAGTTTCAGTTGCAGAAATCAAATCAATGATTTGCTTTTCTTCCGAGTTAAAATCAATAGTTACAAAATTACCAATTTTAAAATAAAGGTTAGAGCGATCTGCAAGATTAAAACAAGAGATATCTTCATCATCAATTTGAAAGAAATCTTCTTCATTTAGTTCTTTATACCCATTAAAGAAAGTTTTAGCAAGTCCAGCATACTTACGTTTCATTAATTTTTCAATTCGTGCATCTTCAACAACATTCACAAACTGAGTAGGAACTTTTACAGTTTTAGTCCAGTCTTCATCTGGCGTAAAAAGAGCATGACCCACTTCATGCCCTACAAGAAGATCATATACAAGATTGCTTGCCTTTTCCCAAAGAGGAAGAGTCAAGACGCGAGTATGAACATTAAAACAAGCAGTAGAAACTTTTTTGTGCTCGACAACGAGATCCTCAGTGGCAAGCAGTTTGGCAAGTTGAGACTTGATTTCGTGGGAGACAGGCATTTGATTTGTTTCGTGTGAGCATATAATACAAAAAAAGATCGCCTGTTAGACGATCATTGTGCCACTTTTTAAACTGCCCTACTAAATCCTTTTATTTTTTCAAATCTAATTACGTTGTTAAATTTATCTCTCATACCTTCTTTATGAGAAATAACAAATACATTTGCATCTTTGATTACATATCTAATAATCTTTAAAAATTCATCTGTACCAAATCCATCTAAGGAAGAATCAAATGTTTCATCAAAAATTATAATATTGCAGTTTAAAGAATTTTTTATTTTAGCAATTTCTCTCCAAGTAAAAAGAAGAGCAAGATCAATTCTCATTTTTTCACCTTCACTAAAAGAAGTATATGAAAAATCTTCATGAATTGGTGATTTAATAGATTCAGAAAATTCTTGATCTAAATTAAAGTTAATATAAAAATCCATCATTTGCAAATAACGATTTACTTGCTGATTAATGAGTGGCAAATATTTTTTAATAATTTTTGTTTTAACACCACCATCTTTTAGAAGACTGTAGATATAATCATAGTAATTAATTTTTTGTTTTATAGAATCTAAATCATTTAGTATATCAGTTAGATTGTTCCTGTATTCTTCTAACTTCTCATGTTCAGAATTTCTATTCTCAAGGTTCTTGGTAATAACTTGAATTTCATTTTCAAGATCTCGGATTTGTCTTTGGCATCCAGAGATCTTAGTATTGTTTTGAGAAATGCCATTCGTTAGTTCTGTGATTTCAGTAGATAGAGCGGTAAATTGACGCTCTCGCTCTTCTTCCTCTTTAATTGCCTGCTCTAGTTCTTGATAACCAGATTGCAACTCTTTTGCTTTATTTTGAGCGTCGTTAATTCTATTTATTCTGAAAGTCTCATCAATATCTTGAGTACAGGTAGGACAAACCGTATTCTCTGTAAAAAACTTATGTTCTTTAGTAATGGTAGATACCTTTTGAGATATTTTACCTTTCAAATTACCTAACTTACGAAGTTTGTCTGTTGCTCCAATATAAGTTTCTAAGTGCTTTTGTATTAGTTGAATTTCTTCAGTTTTTGCCTCAGATACACCAATTAAATCTTTTTCTTCATTAAGAAGTTGAGAAATCTTTTCCTTTTTATTTTTAATACTTTCTTTACCACGATTTTCAAGTTCTTCAATAAAATTTTCTTGCATATTAACTTTATCTTGAAAAGATTCTTTTTTTAATTCAAGAACTTTAACTTCATCCTTTACAGAACGAATCTTTTCTTTAACTAAAGTATTCATTGACGAGAAAATTTTAATGTCAAGTAGATCTTCAATTACTTCTCTGCGATGGGCAGCAGAAAGTTGCATGAAAGGGACAAAACTGCTACTACCCAAAATAACAATTTGAGTAAAAGACTTATAGTTCATTTTAAGAACGTTTTGTTCCAACCATTTTTGTTGATCAGTTGATGCAGAGTCTTGATTTAAAATTTTACCATTTCTATGAATTTCAAATATAGATGGTTTAATTCCTCTAACAACTTTCCATTTATTAGATCCAATTGTAAATTCAACTTCTACAACACAATCTTTCTCATTTATAGAATTGATTAATTGTGGTTTATTTACACCCCTGAAGGATTTACCAAACAAAGAAAAAGTCAGGGCGTCCAACATGGTACTTTTACCAGCACCGTTATTTCCAATTATTAAAGTAGTTGGACTTCCTACAAAAGATACTTCTGTAAATTGATTTCCAGTACTTAAAAAGTTTTTATACTTAATTTTTTCAAATAAGATCATTTTCTTGAGGGGGAATTACAATATCGTTTTCAGTAATTATTGCATATTGATAATCGTTCATTTCACAAGTTTTTATTATGATATCGTCATCAATTTCAATAACGTGCATAGATGGATAATTCATTTCTTCTAACATCATAGCAAATCTAACTGCATCATCTTCTTGTTCAAAAAGATATAGTATTTGCTCTCCATCTTCATTTATTACAGAATAGGCACCTTCGTCTTCTTTTCCTTCTATTGTTAGAATAAACATTTAAATCATCTCACAAGCCTCTTTGTATATATTTTGAATAATTCCTTTAAGTATGTTTTTATCTAACACTAGATCAGAATCTTCAACGTATCTATTAAGTAAAGAAACCGTATCTTCAGATTCCAATTCATCTATTTGGATTTCTTCTTCTATTTTAAAACTTTCTACTATTTTAATTTCTGCAATATTTGCCGAATATAATTTATCTAGAAATTTATCAAACTTTTTAGGGTCAGTTTTTTTTCTAATAATCAACTTTACTATTTTATTTTCATATTGCCTAGCATCAAATAATTGAGGATCAGTATCTTCATAAAAGATAGAATAAAACATTCTATATGGGTTATCAATAGATGTTAATTCTAAAGTATCTAAATCCAATAAATGAAATCCTCTAGTATCATTATAATCATTTAAATATAATTCATAAGGATTTCCCAAATAATATATCTTCCCGTTATTTGATCTAGTGTGATAATGACCAGAAAATACTCTAGTAAATTTATCGAATATTTGACTATCATGCCCAGATGTCATTATATGACCCTTATAGGGAGAAAATCCATTCAATTCTAAATGACCCATTGCAATTTTAGAATTACTTTTATTAATTACATCATAAGTAATTTTTTCATTTTCAGAATTTATCCATGGAATAAACAATATATTTTGTTTCCCTATTTTAATATGTTCAGATTCAGATATTACCCTCACATTCTTATATTCTCTTAGAAGCAAATCAACAGCGTTTAATTGATTGGTATTCTTATAATAAGCTGTATGATTTCCAACTACCGTGTAAACCTGGCATCCTAAAGACTCCAATTTATCATAATAATTATCTTTTGCCCATGCTAAAGCAGCAAAGTCAATACCCTTTCGGCTATCAAAGGTATCCCCCATATCAATAATTGTTGTTATTCCTTCCTTTTCTATTGTAGGAAAAAATACATCATTATAAAATTTTAAAAAATAATCATGAAATAATTTAGAGTTTTTACGAGCACCAAAATGTTGGTCTGTAATTATTGCTACACGCATCAGTACCTTGTTTTAGAATGAATACTATCCTTAATACTATTATAGTCAGAATAATTCATTCCGTCAATATGATTGTCATCAAAGAAGACTTCATCATATCCAGTTCTTTCAAGAATTTTATTCTTAATCTCCAACTGCTTCTTTTCCTTTTGAATTCTTCTCAGAAATGCATAGTGAATAATCTGAGTAAAGTAAGCAAATGGATTTTGTGACTTCTCTGGATTGAAATTATGAATGTATTGAACACAATTTTCAATACCATCAGAAATCATGTCATCTTTAAAAATATAGTTGACAAAATTAGGTTTAAAAGATAGGTGAGTTGCGATCTTTAAGAAGCATTCTCCTAAGTAATTCGTTATTCGTGGTTTTGGATCTCCTCTATCTTGAGCTGCAGCAATTTCTTTTTTATATTCAATCAATGCTGCCAAAAAATCTTTATTGTTAACATAATGAACTGACCTTTTTCTTTTAGTCATAGTATTTGTAGTTATCATAAGAATACCTAATTTAATATGTATATCAATTATACCATCTATGGAAAATAACTACAAACTTGACACTACCTCAGAATATCGATAGAATACCTTTGTTAGGTTTGAAAATAATATATCTAACTATTCTTATAGAGCTTTTCTAATATCTCTTTAGCATCATTAACATTAGAGATATATCCCATTTTTCTATTAATCTTTTTTCTACTTGGATAGTCACTCCCATAGTCTTTTGACTGTCTTACATAATTTTGATACATGATGATCATATCAATATCTTTAGATTCACTAATTGTTAGTACATCATTCATATCAATTAATAACATATCATCTTTACTTGTTTTTAACCAAGATTCTAATTTATATCCAGAAACACCAGCTCTTGTTTTTACTTCAGAAACAGTAATTGGATTTGTTACTAAAAGCATAGTTTTATGTTCTTCAAAACATGGAGATACTTTTGCGTATATTTCTTCTCCATTTTTTAATTTAATTGTTGCATAAAAATCTTCTTCCATCATTGTGCTAAATTGATAGTAATTATTTCGTAGTTAAAGTTTTCTTCATTATAAATTTTAATTCTTTCTATTAAATGATTTAACGTGTAGTTTTTTCTTGACTTGTGAGTGCAATCATCGGAAATATCATAAAGCATTGCTTTTGTTTTATTTTTACCCTTCCTTAAAACTCTACCAATACTTTGAAGATTGCGAACTCTAGATTTACTTGGGGATGCAAAAATAACATTATGGAGGTTTCTAATATTTATTCCAGTAGAAAATACACCATATGAAGCAACAATAATTGCATCATCCTCTCGTTCTGTTATTTCTCTAACTTGTTCCCTCTCTTCAGTATCAATTCCTCCATGAACAAAAAATACTTTACGATTTTCTTTTTTGTTTTTATTAATTAGTTCGTATAAAGGAAGTCCATGACTTTCAACTCTAGAAAATAATATAAGAGTATTACCTTTTAAATCTAAAGCTAAATTTTTAATAAAATTATTTCTTTTTTCATGAGATATAATAAATTGAACCTCATCTTCATAGGTTTCAAAAGTTTGAGGAGTATGCTTTAATACAAGACATCTAATATCTAATTTAGATACATGTCCTTTTTCCATTAATTCTGCAGTTCTTGTAACTTTATATGATGGTCCAAATAAACCTTCAAGAACCCATTTATGAGTTTGTGTTCCATCTAAAGTTCCAGTAAATCCAAATCTATATTTTGCATGATGAAGTTTAGTCATGATTTCAATAAGTGATTTGCTCTTGAATAAATGAGCTTCATCACCTATAATTACACCATAATCTTCAAAGAATGAACGTTCCAATTTATATACAGATTGCCAAGTAGTAATAGTAACAGGATGTTCGTTTGTCTTTTCTCTACCAGAATAAATTCGGTGACAGTATGACTCAGCATCCCAACCATAATCCTGAAAATCCTTGTACATTTGCTCTACAAGAGATGTCGTTGGAACAACTAAAAGTATTTTTTCGTGTTTACTCACATAGTATCTTACTAGAGAATAAATCATCAGAGATTTGCCTGATGCTGTGGGACTTATCAATAGTCTTCGATTATGCTTTAACGCATCACATACTCCATCTATTTGATAATCTCTCGGAGAATGAGAACAAATAGATTGCATATATCCTTTAACGCCTTCAAGAGTAATTTCTTCGTTTACCTCAAAAGGTAATCCATAGAATTTATTCTCTACAAATTTATAATTATATCCATAGTTTTTACAAAAAGAAATTAATCTATCCAACAGACCTATGTAGAGCTGCTTGGTTCTCATGTCGAATAGATGAATTTCCCCATTCCAATTTCTGCCCCTATATTGGGGCATGAATTTTGCATTCGGTACTTCAAATTTAAAGTGATCACGAAGTTCATATTCAATGTGTGGTTCACATTCTATTTTTAAATAAACTTCGTTGGATTTAGAAATTATTAGATCAAATTTATCAACCATAACCTGCCTGGAATTTTAAAAATTCGATGGCATTCTTAATTTGGTAAGTTCTGTTCTGAATTACTTTAAGAATACTCTCTAAGTAATTTATAACAGTTTCGTAATAGTCTATTTTTAAACTAATTTGAGACAATTTCTCATCAGCATCTAGATATTTTTGTAAAGTATCTTTGTCTCTAATTTTTTTGGGGAATGGATTTTCTATATAAACATCTGGATCTGCTTTACCAGTAAAATATTCATATCTCTCATGCCTAATATTTTTTCTCTGCTGCTCTGCTTTTTTCTTTAATAGAATAATATTGTTATATAAGTCAAAGTATTTTGCATGTAAAACTGGAATGTTTGTTGATTCTGTATGTAAATTATCCATGTCAATTTTAGAATCTTCTTCCCACATTTTTTGAATCATTTCAAGGTCAATGATCATAGTTTATTTCCACTAGCATCTAATATATTGTAGATAGTATACTTGAATGATACTTCTGCTGTAAAGTATTCAACATCTGGATTTGTAGAATCAAATTCTAAAGCAGATAATGAATATGGGAACATATCTTTAAATACAACTTCAAATTGAACACGATTATTACTATTCAATGCTTGTAAAGTGCCATCTGAATAAATGTTCATTTGTTTAGTCAAAGAAGTATTCAAATTGGTTTCTTGTTTTTGTAATTTATAAATTTCGTTCAATGATTCTGGGTAACCAAGACCTCTCATCCAATTTTGAATTTGCATGTAATTTTCAAGATTTTCATCGACAATAAATCTAAGATTAAAATCTTCAAAAACCATCTTATCTCCAGGAATATCAATATCCTTTAAATATGTTGGTTGTTGAGCAACACCAAGACTTAATCCTGGAACATTTGCAGAATTGGAGAAAAATGAAACTTTTCGTGCCCTAGTTAATGTAAACTTAAAACCTACAGAAGATAAAAAGTTTCTATTTTGTATTTGGTTACTAAAAGCGTTTCCGACTGCCATGGTTTTTTAACTATTTAGAATAAAAAAGGGACCCTTTCGGGTCCCCCTTGATAAATGTGACCAGTGATCACATAAGGTTCTTGATTTGAACTCTTCTGTAGTAACGGTTTGCGTTAACTTGAAGTCTGCCGA